GAAAAGCAAACCAGCACATCAAACTGTTAATTGAAGAGGAAATAAATCATGGCAACTTTTGCACAAGCTGTACAAAACGACAACGAACAAAACACAATCAAGCCTGTTGTCGATCTTTTCTTTCTTGCTGGCGCTTCTCGCGGCAAGAATCTGGAATCTGAATTCCGCAAGGCGTTTGATGCTTACCCTATTCTAACTGCTCGACTTGGCCTTTGGCTGCGGGATGTTCGAGGCGGTGCAGGCGAACGTCAACAGTTCCGCAACTTCCTGAACTTTCTGGAATCCTATTCAGACCAATCTCGCGAGATTCTTTTTTCGCTGATTCCTGCAATCGCCGAGGTTGGCCGCTACGATGACCTGTTCTGTTTCAAGTCCCCAGAATTTAAGTTTCNTGGGTTCGTGCAACTTCAGAAGGCACTTGCTGATCCAAACACAGCTTCACTGGCAGCAAAGTGGTGTCCTCGTGAAAAGTCTGCAAAATCCGATGTTGCAAAGGATTTCCGCAACTTCCTTGGATTGAACTCGAAGCAGTATCGCAAGATGCTTTCGACTCTGACTAACGTTGTCGAAACTTCTATGTGTGCTAAGCAGTGGAATGACATTGTTTTTGCACATGTTCCATCGGTTGCTTCTGCTCGGTATCAAAAGGCTTTCAGCCGGAATGCGCCAAAAGCTTACTCTCGCTATCGCGACAGTTTGGTCAAGGGCGAAACAAAGATCAATGCTTCGGCAGTTTTCCCTTACGACGTTGTTATGTCTGCCGTCCGTGGCGACCGGGTTGTTGCAAATGAACAGTGGAAGGCTCTTCCAGATTATGTCGGCGAAGCAAAGATTCTTCCGATGATTGACGTATCTGGCTCAATGTCTATTCAGGCCCATGGCTCTAGCCGCACTTGCATGGACATTGCGATTTCCCTCGGGATGTACATTGCCGAAAAGCAACAAGGGAAGTTCAACGGGCTGTATATGACGTTCACTAAGCGTCCTCGCCTAGCAACCCTAGCCAACGGAGACTTGCTAACAAAGTTTCTTAACGTGAAGCAAAACGTGGGGTTTTCAACAAACCTAGATGCAGCTTTCCGAGAGATTCTGAATGTGGCGAAAACCGGGAAAGTTCATCAAGAAGAGATGCCCGAGTACCTGTTGATCATGTCAGATATGCAATTCAACGGAAAGGCATTCCACTGGAATGCCTCCCTCAAGGCGAAGATTGATGCAGAGTTTGCTCTGTATGGTTACAAGACCCCAAATCTGATTTGGTGGAACATTGCTGCCGCACAAACTTCGGTCCCTGTGAAGGCAAACGTTGAGGGGGTTGGGCTTGTATCTGGGGCGTCACCTTCTGTGGTCAAGAGCATTCTGGCAGCTAAGAATGTAACTCCTGCTGACATCATGTTGGAAGCGATCAACTCTCCGCGATACACTCGCTGGATTTGAAGAATGGCTCGCCTAGTGCGGGCTTTTTGTTGACTTTTGGTTTTCCTCTGTGTATAATAATGGTTTAGAGTAATTAATGTTCCAATGAGCAGACAGTACACCATAACCTCGACCGCATACAACAAACGCGGGGTAAAAATTTGTTCAGACGATAATAGCTATCTCAAGACTCACCCAATGCAAAAATCATTGTCTTTAAAGTTGGGGTTGTCTGAGTACAGGGCTTTTTTGCATAGCGAACTTCGGTGCATACTAAGAGCGGCTTCTCTGGGTCAAAAGATTGATACTTTGAAAGTTGAGAGATATGGACACAACGGAAAACCTCGACTGGCATTTCCTTGCGAGTCTTGTCAACTAGCAATAAAAGAAGCTGGAATTAAAGTAGTTATATTCACTACAGAGGAAGGGTTTAAAACATGGATAGTTTAGGAAAGGATAACTGACATGTGCCCTCAGTGCGGTGGAAGACTGGTGTATAAATTTAACAACAAGCAGAAGCGCATGATCGTTAAATGTGTTGACTGCAAATTCAAGGTTTGATATAATGCAAAAACTGACTCCATTTTACTTTTGGAAAAAGCTTGTAGGTTCCAAGACACCATTTGAAGCTACTCGGGTTGTTTCTGGATACATGACTTACAATGTCAATAACTTTATTTACAACATTCAACAGTTTTTCAAAAAGGACTGATTATTATGAGCAAGTTTCTTGAGTGGCCTTCGATTAAACAATTTCGCCATGTTGTCAAGGAAGTTCGTATGCGAGCACAATATGCGGGCAAAGACGAAGAAGGAAATGTCATTGTCAACCGAGATGCGACGATGCCAAAGATCAAATTTACCGGCACCGTAAAGATTCACGGCACAAACGCTGGTATTGGGTTCAATCCCAATACAGGAGAAATCTGGGCGCAATCTCGCTCTCAGGTTCTTGGCGAAGGCAACCCCAACTTCGGCTTTTGGAATTACGTCGAAGAAAACAAGGAAGCGTTGAAGGAGATTTTCCTTGACCAATTAGTTTTTGTGGATACCACTGACATCGAGAGTGTATACTTCTTCGGAGAATGGTGCGGACCAAACGTCCAAAAGGGTGTTGCCGTTTCTCACATCCCAAATAAAATTTTCGTTCTTTTTGGCGTTCGAATTAAGTTCACTGATGGGGATGTCCGAACCCTCCCAATTGAATATGTTGAAGACTTTTTCTTGCTTGACGAAGTGGCATTCGCCAACTCAATTAACTTCTACAATGTTTTCCAGTTTGGAAAGTATGAAGTAGAGATTGACTTCTCGAATCCAGAATCAATTCAAAACGAGCTTGTTAGGNTAACCGAAGAGGTCGAAGCCAATTGCCCTGTCGGTAAGTTCTTTGGTGTAACCGAGAACACTGTCGGCGAGGGAATTGTGTGGGTTTCCGAAGAGGACTACGGCGGGCATGTGTTTAAGGTAAAGGGTGAGAAGCACGTCAACGGGGAATTTAGGCTGTCGGGGATCAACTTGCCGTATGAGCTAAGAAAAAAGAATTGTGAATAAGCTAGTTTCTTGTGGGTGTACTAATTTTAACTATCGATTCTCGGAATAAATTCATACCCATTTTCGCACATAATGCAGAGCTTTTTAATTGTGTATCTAGAAACCCGATCTTTGTTCAATGTGGAGTTCGCAGCTTGCGTTGGGTTTAGAAAATCCCCAAATGGCGTCTTCCACAGACCTTCACTCATTGACTCGCGAATCTTATCTTGTTGACCTTCTTTGCGAGGTTCTTGGTTTGCCTTTCCACAATTCGCTTAGTTTGGCTCTGCCTTCGTCGGAAATATTATTTACTCCTATTCTAGCAGCAGATAGATTCTCACGTCTTTCTTTGGTGAAAGAAGCTTTCATGCTTTGTATTGCTCGACTCTTAATTTCTTGATTGTGCATTGGGTTTTTCAGTTTCATAGATTCGGAATTTGATTTCCTCGCCGCTTCAAACTGTCTGGATGTAAATTCCCTATTGCCATCATGGCAACCAGAGTTTACAGACATCATATTGAATGCTTTCATACAAGATGCTGCATGGCAAGTGTCGGTGAAAACCTCGCAAAGAATTCTGTGAGCTATAAAGTGTTGCCTTGGGGTGAGACGAATTCTATTCCACGGACTAAGCTTGAAATCTTTGAATTGGGGAAATAAAGATTTAGGGAGTATATGGTGGTCTTCCATATATCCACCCACACCAAAGTTTAACACTACACAATACTTAAGAAATTTGATATACCGTTGCACATAATGTGGGTTGGTTGGTTTGGAGCTAAGTGCGGATTCTAGTGTTTTCATTTTTAATTTAAGGTTAAGAGACATGAAATTATTTATACATTCTAATAATTGCCAGTTTGAGTTTGAGGTCGATTCGAACTTTGGAAACAGTGACATCGGAGTTGGGTCTGTTAATTTGGTGTCTGTTTCTAAGGTTAAGACCCTTGCCGCAGTTGATGTTGAGAAGGTCAAGTCCATTGAAGAGTTTGTGGAAAACACTGTCACTGAAAATCGACTGAGGCAAGGGCTTGAAGTTCTTCGCCGCGACGGAATCGTCACTGATATGAAGGCTACTGGACATTTTGTTAAGTGGATTTCATCTGATATTGCTCGCGAAGAAGCAGACACTCTTGAAGCATCTGGCTTGTCCATGAAGGATGTTGGAGGCAAACTATCTTCAAAGGCTCGCACTTGGTTTCACACTCACGGAATTGAGGCCCAATAATGAATCTAGACCTTTTCATCGAACATCTGCAAAAGCTTCAAGCCGAGGGCCACGGAGAAAAACAAGTTTATTATCGAAGGGGTTCTTCTGGAGATTGTGGTGAGCTTAGTTATGCTCATGTGACAGACAGGGTTGACGAGTGCGGCCCGTTTGATCTTGACGTTGGAGAAGAATACATCCAAATTTACGCAGGTAGTTGACACAAGGGGCACAGTTAGGTATAATCCTTTCTGTGCCCTTTTTACTTTTGGAGATTTAAATGTCTAAGGTTATCTTCGCTGCATATGGCAGTCTGCTGGATTCGGAGTTGATGGAGCAAATTCTAGGGAAGCCTCCGACCAAATTCAAGGGCAGTTATGCAAAGATTCTTGACTACCGACTCCATTTCGACACGTTCGCGACTATCGTTCCCGATGTTACCGACTACGTTCCTGTCGGATTGTGGGTTGTTGATGAGGAAGACTTGGCCAAACTGGACGAGTATGAAAGCTGCCCCTATCTTTACGAGCGAACTACTGTTCGAGTTTGGTATGAAGCCAATCGCAGTGGAGCGCAAGTCATCAATCACTGCGACGCAGAAGTTTATATTATGCGTGCGCTTGAGCCTGTCGGAGAAAAAGAGGCTCCTGCTAAATACTATATCGACCAAATTTCTGTAGGTTACAGCGACTTTGGTCTTGACAAGTACAAGCTGATTCGGGCATATAACGAGGCAATTAACAGAGGTTGAGATGGCAAAAGAGCTACTACAAAAGGCACAACAGATTCACCAGCAATACGATACAGGCATTGTCACGGCAATGCGCGGCGCAGACAGTCCTACAGTCGAACGCCTCGGAATCGAAGACGTTGATAGCTGGAACGAGAAGAATACGGTCGAGTTAGAGAAGAACATTGTTTCGAAGGGCTTCAAATATTTGAAGCTTCTTGGGTCTTACCCGGAGGAAGGTGGCAGCACAGTCAGAGAAAAGTCTTTCTTGGTCTGGTCAGAATCAGGAAAAGATGTTAGAATGTTTGTTGTGGAGATGGGAGAGCTTTACGATCAGGATTCCGTGATCTATACTCCGAAGGGGCAGAAGGCTACTCTGATTTACACAAACGAGACTAGCGGAAAGAAAGGTCAGACTGAAGTTCTTGGAAACTTCACACCGGACTCTAACTCTGAATGGGCTTCTGAGATTCAAGACGAACCCGGTTCAAAATTTGTCTATGAGTCAGTTAAAGCTGTTGACATTTACGCGAAAGCAATCAAACTAATGAGACTGTAATGCAACCCACATACATTGTTGTGATTAACCGACCGTATTATCCGACAGTTCATTACGCTAAAAATATGGAAGAGGTTGAGACTATCAAAGCTGGACTTCTAGAAGAGCACTCTGAATGCGGGGAATACGATACAACAATTACTGTGGCGTTGGTGCTGGACGAAGACCGCATCAAGACTGATTACTAGAAACACAAAATTTGACAAAGCCTCAAGGGGAATGGGATAATAAACCATTCCCCTTTTTATTAACACGGAGATGTAAATTTATGGATAGATGCCTATCATGTGACTCGCCAAATATGAAGAAACTCGGGATGCGGTTTCTGGGCAAAGAAAGAGGTCGAGGCTTCAAATGTAATAACTGTGGAGAAACCTTTGTTCTTCCTTTCGAGTCAACAGAAAAATTGGAAGTCTCCAATGAGGACTTTGAAAAGAATCTCCAATTTATACGTGATCCCGAGTATATTAGAGATATTCGGACAAGAGACTCATTAGTTTTTGTTTGCGCGGTAAACAACTCCAAAGTCAACGAACGGTTTCTTTCTGCACTTCTGGAGTTTTGTGACAAGAACAATTCAAAATTGGTAGTTTTGCCGATTAGGTACAAAAACCCGTCGATGCTCAACGATTCCGAGGAAGTTTATTATGACCCGAAGATTGTTCCTTATCTGGTAGAAAACAACTTTGATTTGCACGGCAATATTCGGGTTCTTGGCGGCATCAAGGTTCAAGCTACAGTAGACAGTCCCCTAAGCGGCATCGAAGGCTTGTCGAAGGGTTCTAGCGTGATTGTCCCACACCCGCAGCTAGCCCTAAGAACTTTACCTAGACAAACAGAGAAGTATCCCGCAATCGCCACAACAACCGGGGCCATCACAGAAAAGTTTTACAGCAATACAAAGTCTGGGTTTAAGGCAGGATTCAATCATTCCTTTTCAGCAGTGCTCGTAGAGTATGACGATTCTGACGACCACTTCATCAGACATCTGAATTTTGATGGCGCAGGCTTCTTTGACTTGGGAACCTACTACGGAGACAGCCAATTCAACGAAGACAACTACATAGAAGATGTCTGGATTGAACCCGGACAAAGAAGCGTTGTCGCTCTCGTTACTGGTGACAGCCACGTAATGTTCCACGATTCAGAAGTCGCTCAAGCTACTTTCTTCGCCAGCGACAGTATAACAAAGACTTTGAATCCCGAGGTGATTGTTCGCCACGATGTGCTTGACTTTTTCTCAAGAAGCCATCACTCAAAGAATGATTGGATTCTAAATTACGCTAAGCACCACGAAGGCAAAGCGGGAAACATTCAAGTTGAACTTGAAGAGGTCATTGCCTTTATCAATGACACAACTCCAAAGGACACAAAAAACGTTATCGTGGCCAGTAACCACAATAATCATCTAAAGCGATGGCTTCTAGAGGCTGACCCAAAGACCGACCCCGAAAATGCTTTACTTTACCATTGGTTGAGCTATAATGTTTTGAAGCACACCAAGATTGTCAATGGAACTGTGGTGCAAACCCCAGACCCATTTAGACTTTACTGTGAAGGCAAGATGACTCGGGAAACAGTGTTTCTTGGCGAAAGTGACTCTTACAAGATCATGGAAATCGAGGTAGGTCTTCATGGGCATGTCGGAGTCAACGGAGCAAGAGGAAGCGCGAAAGCCTTTTCTAATGTTCCGATGAAAACAATTTCTGGACACGCACATACTGTGTCTATTGACAAGGGCGCATATGTTGTGGGAACTTCTTCTAAGTTCAAGATGCCATACGTGAAGGGGTTGTCTAGTTGGGATCACGCACACTGCATCATCCACACCAACGGCAAGAGACAATTAATTTTTATCCGCAACGGCAAGTGGAGAGCAAAATAACAAAAGGGGCTTGACGGCCCCTTTTTCTTTTGATACAATCCTCTCCATCAACTAGCCAAACGAGGAAACACAAAATGAGTGAAGTTTACTACCCCGGAGACTATGTGAAGTTTTCGTCTTCTTTTGGTGGGGAGGTCGATTACGGCACTGTTGTGAGAATGGGAACTCAATGCAACCCACATGATTATAATCATGTGTTGGTTGTTTGGGACAGTGACGGCAAAACCCTTCATGCAGGGCTGAATCAGGTGAGTCTTGTTCGTCGTGCAGCGGAACAAAAAGCCTTCATTGAAAGGACGCTTGTTGAACAAGAAAAGGAATTTAACAAGACTTCTGATAAGATGAGCGTTGCCGACCTGAAGAAGTTTCTCGAAAAGTTGGACGATAATATGTATGTTTCCGGCATTCACAGTCTGTCCTTTCATTTCGGAAATGGTAGCTAAAAGTCTTCGCCTAGAGTATAATGCAGGTTCTTGATTTGTGAGGGTTGCTAATGTACAAGATTATCGAAGCTCTGGTATCTCGCGGAGAAACCTTAGAGTATGCCGAAGACGCCCTAGAGGTCATGATAGCTGAAGTTTGCTTGGGTGGAGACAATGTTTACAACGTCCTCGCAGTTCAAGGGCTTGTAGTTACAGCAGAACTTGTAGAAGAACTATACGAATTGTGTGGCGATGCCTTGCAGCATCTGGAGTAAAGATTAAATGATTACTATCAAAGCAACCCCAAATCTGGTTGAATTCTTTTTTTCTGAAGGCAAAGTCGTTACAATCAAACAGTATCAGAAGTTTTCTCATTTTCAAGAGCTAGCAGCTTTTTTGCGGGTTCATGACAAGTGCAAGGAAGAAGCTATTGCTGTAGGAAAAGCCGTCGAGAAGAAGGCTAAGGTTAGTCTCGATGCAGAGGAAGACCCTGTTGGCTGGTCGATTGCAGAACTAGAAATGAAAGCGCCTTTTTGTGTTAAAACATACAACAAGGCTCTTACTCGCGAGTTTGGCTGCTCTCCATCAAAGTTCGTGAAGATGGTTAACGGACTCGTACACAAAACTTTTGTCACCGACAAGTTTGAAGACAAGTATGTTCGCGAATTCTGTCTGACTCCGTTTAGGAGCGGCACAGCGTTTAAGATTAACGGGCTACTCCTAAAACAGCTAGAAGCTAGCCACGATAAGATTTTGCAGGCAGATCGTGATGGGATTTACAACATCGCGCCCTACATCTTTTATTTGAACAAAACTCCCGCTGAACTGAAGCAACTTTTCGGTTCTGGCAACTGGAAGATTGTCTCGAAGTTTTCTAAGACCCGAAACAAACTTCTAGCGAAGATGTTGTCCGACAGCGCGAACTCGTTTTCGAGCAAGTTTGAATATATTGGAAAGCAGGGTTTTAGGAAGATAATTGAAAGTCCGAGTACCATTTTGCATTATAACTTCCGTTTGTATACAGATGAAATGCTAACTTCTTTGGAGCTTTACGCTTACCTAGCAAAAAAAACTTCAAAGGCCAGTGGTCAAACAAACGTGCTATCTACAATGAGGCTAATCGATTTATCGATACTGATCGACTTCTAGTTCAACTTGGCAGGCGAGCTAATGGTAGTTGGAGTCCGAGGCGAGTGTTGGAAGAACACGATGCTGCGGTGAAGGAAATTAATAAAAACAAATACTCTGATAAGCCTTTCGCGTGGATCACTGAGTTGGGGATTCCTCTCAAGTTTGAGCATATCGGATATAATGCAGAAGTTTTGTTGAGTGCGCGAGAAATTGCAGACGAAGGCTTGGCGATGCATCACTGCGTTGGAGGTTACGCTACGCAGGTAGCGCAAGGTAGATACCTAGTTGTGTCTGTCAAAACTAAGGATGGTGAACGATATAGCACACTGGGGATCAATTGGAACGACAAAACCAAAACTGCGTGTATTGAACAACACTACAAGGCATACAATGCGCGAGTTGACGACGAAGTCGCGCATCTTTTTGCCAAGTCGATCATCGCAGAAATAAACAAAGTTGCATGGACGAAAATCAACGAAACTCTGACGACTCTATTTCTGGAGACAGCATGAATAATGAAACAGAATTTAACTACCGAAAGGTCTATGGTATCTGTGTTGCATACGAACAAGGATTCGGGCATGGGGTGCAACGTCGCAACCTTGGAAACCCTTATCCACCAAACAGTGACAACTTTCTAGCTTGGGATTTTGGGTACAAAGCGGGCGAACTACGGTCTGAGGTGGGCAAGACTACTATTACTCACGGTTCTCCCGCATCGAAACTTGGAAGTTTCCTGCTGGAGAGACTGGGCTTCAACACAGTGTTCACTCTCATTATGATGAACCAACAAAGTTAAAGATTGTCTGCAACTTCGAAAGCAACGACGACCTGATTAACCTCTTGTTGCTGAATGATGCTTTGAGGGAAAGCTTTGGGCTTCAAGTTCCCATCGATCTTTACATCCCTTACTTTCCGTATGCTCGCCAAGATCGAAGCATGTGCAACGGGCAGTCAAATTCTTTGCGAGCGATTGTAAATCTGATTCGAAGCTGCAAGTTCAATCAGGTTGAAGTTGTTGACCCGCACAGCGATGTTCTTCCTGCGTTGTTTGGTCCGGGCGAGCTTCTGGTTGACGAGAGCATTGATTTGATTCGAGCACGACTTGCTCTAAATCCCCTGCCTTATAAGTTCTCAACAGGTAGTTGACACAAAGGGCACAGTTAGGTATAATCCTTTCTGTGCCCTTTTGATTTTTGGAGATAAGATGAATACCTACGATGTGCCATACGGATTGAATGTTTCGGTTCAAATTGTTCGGGAAAATGGTTCGGCGCATGTTGACGTTATTGCTCCACTATACAAAAACAAGAAATGGCGGATGCGCCATTGCTATTCGGAGCACTTTACCGACCAAATGATACTAAAAGATCGCAGCTTTACGACAGTCATGATCAATGCTTATCCTTGTTGTTCTTGACCGCGCTGCCACCTAGATTAAATTTGGAGAACCCTGTGAAGATTAAAGTTTGTGATGCTCCGATTGAGGTTTTGAATTATCTGGTTGCGAAAATTGAATGCCTGCCAAAAGACCGCCTCTATTTATTCAACGGAAAGCCTTTTGTCGACCGGGAATGCCTTGGGCATATCGACACACTCAGGTGCGAATTTTCGACCAACTGGACACAAGGGGGTCCAATCATTGAGCGGGTTGGGATTAACGTGACGCTTCGTTATGGGTCGCTTCCGCCCAACCACGTTCATGATGTGTGGGATGCAGTAATTAAACCTGAGTTCTACACGAGCGGACGCCCTGAAAGTGGGGTGCAAAAAGAAACGCTAAGCAGCGGCCCCACACCTCTCATCGCAGCCATGCGCTGCTATTGTTGTGCCAAACTCGGCAACGAGGTCGAAGTTCCGGACGAATTAATGAGGAAAGATTGAAAATGTTAAAAGTATTGCTTAAAGCAAAGAGGATTCCTGATGGGAGTGTAGTTAGCAAGTCGGGCGGAGAAAAGAAATATACTTTAAAATTCAATGTAAAGATTTATTCCGAGGCGGGAAACACTACAATTACAGCAGAAAAGGGAACTGTTTTTCTCGTCGGTTCAGATGCAATTAATGCTGTAAGCGAAGATTGTGAACTAAAGTGGCACGTCGAAGAAGAGGTTCTTCTTGACTGGATACATTGGCAACAAGATGGACTAGATGAAATTGATTGACAGTCAGACGAACCCCTGATATAATCTTCTCATCAACTGACCGAGGAAACAAAATCATGGCATACGTTAGCGCAGAAATGACCAAGGCTGTTCGCGATGCTCTCAAAGCAAAGTTCAAGGGCTTCAAGTTCAGTGTGCGCAAGAACGCTCATTGTAGCACGCTGTACATCACCATCCTAAAGTCTCCTGTCGATTTGACTGCCGACCTTCACGGTCGCTGCTATGCGGAAATTAACCATTACCACGTAGAAAACTACAAGCACGCTGACATTTACAAGAGCATCTTTGAAGAAATGTTCAAGGCAACTGCCTCTGTTGGTCGCGAGTTCTATGACGACAGCGACATTCAAACCGACTACTTCAACTGCGCATACTACTATTATCTGCGGGTCGGCGATTATGACAAACCTTGTGTTTTTGGAGAATGATATATGGTCGCACCAATTGTTCCTTATTCAATCAGAACTCGGGATGGCGGGTGGCAAACAATTGACCCTCGCGCCCCAGAACCTCAGAGAAAGCAAACCAACATCCACAACAACTTTGTTCATGCTTTGTACTTGTTTCGAAAGCTTTCTGAAAAAGAAAAGAATTCCGATGCAGTTTGCAAACTGATTTCAGAATATGGTAAGATGTGGGAACAGTACAATTCTGTACTCGGAGAGCGCATTTATCTGCGGGACGAACTAAACAAGAAGATTTCGGAATGCGAGTTTTTGTTGAAATATATTAATGAATTGGAGAATGAATAATTGGCTAAGAAAACCCCAACTCTTTTTATGCTGTGTGGTCTTCCGTGTGCAGGCAAGTCAACTGAAGTTGAATACCTTATGCGGGTATTTCCTGATGCTGTTGTTCTCTCAACCGATGACTTCATTGAGTCTCGCGCCAAACAGCTTAAAACGACCTACAACAAGATTTTTGAGGCCACCATTGGTGAAGCTACCTCCGACATGGAAAAGCGGCTCCACGAGGCTGTATGGCACAACAAGCACATCATCTGGGACCAAACCAATCTGACTCCAGCTTCTCGCAAAAAGAAACTTGCAAAGATCGCCAGCAACTATCATACTGTTGCTTATGTCTTCAATGAAGAATTCGAAGTCATCCTTGACCGCAACGAAGAGCGAGGCAAGCGCGGAAAGCTTATCCCTTACGATGTGCTTGACAAGATGCGAAAGCAGTTCAAGGTTCCTACCAAGGAAGAGGGGTTCAAGGAAATCATTTTTAAAAATATCAAGCGAGGAATGTGATGAAAACTGTAAAAGTTAACGTGGTTTTTGAGATTGAGGTTCCCGAAGAAGCACATGTTATGGATATTGTGGATCACGTTCAAAGCTGCATTAATGGTTCAAACTTAAGTTTGTGGGCCGACAATGTCCGTTGGATGGACACTATACTGAAATCAATCGATACTGTTGAACTTGTTACTGTTACAACAGAACTAAACTATAGCATCTAAAAGGATTAAATTATGACAAAGAAACTCTATACCTCAGTATCTGAACGGCTAGTCGGCGCTCTATGGAATCAAGGCGACCTGACACAAAAACAACTGAAGAAGATGTATAAGGTAGGCTCGCCATCAAAGGAAGTACAGCGACTTCGCGAAATGGGCATTCCTGTTTATTCTGTAATCACAAAAGACAAGAAGGGCAAGCGAATCGTCAAGTATCGGCTAGATGTGGTGAGTCCAGAAATTATTGCCACCGCTTATCGAACCGAGCCGTCACTGTTTGTTCTGACCGAGGACTAAAGTGATCTTTGACGAATTTTGGCTATCAAAGTTGAAAGCTGGAACGGTTGTCAAATTGCATTTTGATGACGGGCACTTTGAGTATGGACACATTAAAAATTTTGTGACACTACTAAACGGAGAGCTTGGAGTTTTAGTTATTACACAAGCAGAAAGTGAGGTTGTGTTCGGACTAGACGACATAGAAATTCTTTGACTTCGACTTAGTCAGATTGATAAAATGGACAGTGACCTAAATGGTTTCTGTCCATTTTCATTTGTAAGGAACAAAATATGCAAGGGTATTATACCAGTGTTTGTAGGTTTGGCAATCAGATTCTCTATATGGGATATGACGAGAAAGGAAAGCGAGTAAAATATAAAGAAGAATTTCAACCAACACTCTTCACATCCTCTCAGGCTTTGTCAGAATGGAAAGACATCTATGGGAATCCTGTAGAGCCAGTCATGCCGGGAACAATGAGAGACTGCAAAGATTTCATCGACCGATACAGCGACGTTGTCGGGTTTACAGTGTATGGGAATAAAAACTATGTTGCCCAATTTCTACACGCCAAGTTTCCAGAAGAGATAGAGTGGAAAACCCCCAAGATCATTTATTGGGACATTGAAACTTTGCCCACTGAGTATGGCTATTCTGAAGCACATGAGGCTGAAGGACAAATCTCAGCCATTGCATTCGTGGACAATGATGGCAATGCGTATAGCTTTTCTTTTGTCGATTATGAACCAAAGTCAAGTCTTCTGCAAGGGCTGTCGGTGGAAAAGCACGTCTTCAATAATGAGCGAGATATGCTGATGGGGGCGATTAACTTTTTGGTTTCCTATGACCCAAGCATCTACACAGGGTGGAACAGCATCGAGTACGACATGGTTTACTTTCTTACTCGAATCATCAAACTTCTCGGAGAAGATACTGCAAAGCGAATTTCGCCTTGGGGGAAGATTCAGCTTCGCGAAAGAGAAGAACAAGGCAAGATGCGTTATCAATACGAAATCTACGGCGTTGAACAGCTAGACTATATGCATTTGTTCAAGAAGTTTGGTATGAAGTTTGGGCCTCAAGAATCATATAAACTAGACGCCATTGCTGAACTTGTGCTCAACAAGAAGAAACTTGACTATTCAATGTATAAGAACCTGAAAGAAATGTATGAGAAAGACTTTCAGCGATACATGGAATACAACATCATCGATACTCGACTGGTATATGAGCTTGAACAGGAGCTAGGCTACATTAACATGTGTTTGACTGCTGCATATTCTGCAAAGGTCAACTACTCAGAAGAACTTTTGACCATTCCTGCTTGGGACAGTATCATCTATGGTGAGCTTCTTAAGAGAAAGATTTGTGTTCCTCTAGGCTCAGATTCGGCAAAGCGTCCTTATCCCGGAGGATATCAAAAAGACTTGATCAAGGGATACCATAAGTATGTTTTCACAGAAGACGTTGCCAGTCTATACCCAAGCACAATTATCCAGTTCAACATTTCTCCAGAAACAATCTGTGGTTTTATCGAAGGGGTTACAATCTCCCCTCAACCAGATGTCTATGAGTTGTCAGATAAAACTGATTACGAATTGAGTGAAGACCAATGCGTAAGCGCAGCGGGACACGTCTATCGAACAGACAAGCAAGGAATCATCCCCGAGCTACTGCAACGATTCATTGACTCCCGCAAAGTATATAAGAAACAGATGAAGACAATCGAAAACGAAATGGAGAGTATCAAAGCAACCCTAGCACAAAGGGGAGTACATGTCTGACGAACAACTAAGCACAGAAGAGCTACTAGCCAAACTAGAATCTTTAAAAACACAATACAACAAGTATGACGCATTGCAAAACAATGCAAAACTTCGTGCCAATAGCCTAAACTGTATGGGCCTCTGATTGGCGACAATCAGATAAACTTTCCGTGAATTGCTGGGAACTCTCTCAGAGACAATCAGCAGCGAAGCCCTTGTGGGAACGTTCAACGACTAGATCGAAAGATCGTAGGGTTCAAGCGAACTCGAAGCGCGGAACAACTCGACTGAGTTGAAGATATAGTCTGATCTTTGTGGCGACACAAAGCTGCCGTAAAGGCGGGGATAGCGTAGCGAACTGTCTCGAACACAAAAGATACGGCGCTCTAGGTAGTGCCCAGTTCAGATGGTACGACCCACGTATTGCAGAGTCTGTGACTATCTCTGGTCAAACAATCATCAAGCAGTCTGAGATTGCAATCAATGATTTCCTTCAGAAGCTTATGCAAGACAAGAAGGATCGCGTTGTGTATATGCACACCGACTCCGCTCAAGTATGCATGGAAGACGTTGTGGAGAAGTTTTTCGCCGACAAGTCTGAGGAAGAGAGAGTCCGACTGCTAGTCAAGATTGCGACAGAGAAGATCGAACCATTGCTCGACAAGACCTATGTTGCTTTAGCAAAGAGATTCAATTGTAAACAAAACAGAATCTCAATGAAGACTGAAGCTGTCTGCACTCGAACATTCTACATTGCTAAAGCAAAGTATGCTCAATATGTATACTATAACGAAGGGGTTTATTACTCGGAGCCAAAGCTAAAGATTGTTGGACTCGACGCCATCCGGTCGAATATACCAGAAATCGGTAGACGCCTTATGAAAGAGGCGTACAAAGAAATCTTCGAACACGGGCAAGAAGCACTCCAAAAGTTTATCAAAACAAAGAAGTCTTGGTTCAAGAGTCTTTCTGTTGAAGAGATTGCTTTCCCTAGAGGTGTAAACGGCATCGAGAAGTATTCGGCAAATACTCCAACAGGATATATAAAGGGGACTCCAGCACACGTGAAGGCTGCGATTCTGTACAACAAGTTGCTATCAGATTTGAATCTCGGCGTCACTTACGATAAGATATTCTCAGGTGACAAGATGAAGTTCGTATATGTCCGAGAGCCTAATCCTTTTGGAGAAGACAAGATCGGATTCATGACCGAACTTCCAAAAGAGTTCAATGCCCACAAATATGTTGATTATGACACCCAGTTTCAAAAAGCATTCTTGGGTCCGATGGAGAATGTTCTAGAGATTATTGGGTGGGAAGCAGAGCAGCGTAATACGATGGATTCATTTTTTACTATGGAGTAATAATATTGTTTAAAAAGAAAATTAAAAGTGGCGAGCAAATCTATCCAGAAATGGTGTCCATCATCGTTGACGAAGTAAACCTCGAAGGCGAAGAGTATTACTCAGTTTCATATATGCTCTATATCGATGAAGACCTATCAAACAGCCGAGTCATCGAGCTTGGGACTACACTCAACTCAGAAGAAAGCGTCTTGGATGCTGCCCTAATTGCAATCGAATACGCAGAAAGTCTGTGGTCGCTTGAATCGATTTATCCTTCAGTGACTGTTCGTGGAGAGTCTGGAATCAAAGGCCACGCACTAATAGTGGACATTCTTAAAGAATATCAAAAACAACTTTACAACAAAGAGGAAAGTTTAGCCGATGGATTTGCAGAGGATTCATGATGTCTTGATAGACAGAGCCAGAGGTAGAACTTACAATTCTAAAGTTCACCATTATCACCACATAATTCCTAAACATGAAGACAGATATTCTTCTGAAGTTGTTCCTTTAACCGTAAAGGAACACTATGTGATGCACCACATAAGATACCGACTAACGGGAACGTGGCAAAATAAAGTTGCTTGGTTGATGTTGAAGGGGGCATTGAGCTTGAAAGTCTCAATGCACCCAATACAAAGCGAAGCTGGAAAGATTGGAGGAAAGAAAACTAAGGAAACTAAAGTTGGTATTTTTTCTGATCGATATGATAGGGGCAAGCAGACTAAGAAGAATTGGGAAACCGGAGCTATGTCACACGTAGACTTTTCCAAGACAGGTCATATTGGAGGAAACAAAACAAAAGAATCTGGTGTGGGAATTTTTGATCCAAAACTCAAACATATGCGAAGCGAGTGGGCGAAGATGGGGGCAGAGGCATTGCAGAAATCTGGAAATATAGGTGGAGTTTGTAACAAAGAGTGGATAGCTGCCAATTCGGAATTTATTAAAGAAGTTCACGAGAAAAATTCAGAGTTATATAAGAAGCAAGGGACTGCACTTGGCTCGATGTTTTGGTGGAACAATGGCACAAAAAACAAAAAGTCTTTTGATTGCCCCGGAGAGGGATGGGTTAGAGGCATGTTGATGAGCGATAAGAAGAGAGCACAAGTTTATAGTATGTTCGCAGGACACAACAAAAAGGAAACTATATGAGTTTAATGGAAAAAATGAAGAAGACTGGCAGCATCAAAGAAGTGTCTGTGTTGTCTGAATCTAAGCTACTGAATGACCGGGATTTGATTGACACTGGAGTCCCAATTCTAAATGCGGCCTTCAGTGGCAATTTGAAAGAAGGATACGGCCCCGGTATACACCTAATCGCAGGCCCGTCAAAACACTTTAAAAGTAATACTTGTATGGTAATGATTGGTGCTTATCTAAGAAAGTATTCGGATGCAATCTGCATCTTCTACGACTCTGAGCACGGAACAAACACTGACTATTGGAAAGCTTCTGGAATTGACCCTGAAAAAGTCCTACATATCCCAGTAAAGAATTTTGAAGAGCTAAAGTTTGATATGGTTCAGAAGCTAGAAGAAATCAATCGTGGAGACAAGGTAGTATTCTTCATTGACAGTTTGGGAAACCTTGCTTCTAAGAAGGAACTAGATGATGCTCTAGACGAAAAGGCTGTGGCTGATATGTCAAGAGCGAAGAGCGCAAAAAGTCTATTCAGAATTATCACACCGTACTTCACAATGAAGAACATTCCGATGTTTGCAATCCAACACGTATATCAAGAAATAGGTCCAATGTATCCTAAGACCGTTGTTAGTGGGGGAACAGCAAACATGCTGGCTGCAAACTCGGTATTCATTATGGGTAGAAGCCAAGAAAAAGACGGCGACGAGATTGCTGGGTGGAACTTTACGCTCAACGTAGAAAAATCTAGAATGGTCAAGGAAAAATCCAAGCTTCCTTTGCTAGTTACATATAGCGGCGGCATCAACAAGTATTCTGGACTAATGGAACTTGCTCTTGAATGTGGGATGGTTGTTAAGCCAAAGAACGGATGGTATGCGAAAGTTAATCCCGATACCGGCGAGATTTGCGAACCAAATCTTCGATTGAAGCAAACCAATACTGACGAGTTCTGGAAGTCGATTTTGGAGTCAGAAAAGTTCTTGGACTTCGTTGAACAAAAGTTCAAGGTGTCACACAACAGTCTGCAACAACAAATCGAATCAATCCACGAAGAAGACGATACTATTTTTGACTCTGAGCGGTGACATTTGAGATAATGAGTGGAGTCGAAAGATTCCACTCAACTTTACAGGAAGACATAAAATGAGCAATCCTCTACAAAAATTTCAATACATGGTTCGCGAAACCGAAGCTGGCGATCAGATTGAATTCCGATATCTAGACTCTAATGGAAAGGCAATTGTTTTTCAATTGAAGGATTTTAAGACTGACCCTAATGACCCTAATCTAGAAACTCTAATTGTAGATTATGAGTACAGCTTTCTAGACCCCGAGCTAGACAAGGCCGAGTTCAACAAAGACTTTTCATACTTTGTTCAAAACATTATCGAAGAGTCGATGAATCAGATGGAGCAATCTCCAATCGACACAAGCACCAAGCTAGAAGATATCGTTTAACCAAGAGGAATTAGATGGCAGCAAAGCACTCAGTAGAATTTACAGTATTACAAAATCTAATCGTCAACGAAGAATACACTCGAAAGGTGTTGCCGTTCCTCAAGGACGAATACTTCAAATCAGAGTCAGATAAACTTGTTTATCGGATAGTTGACGACTTCTTTACGAAATATAACAAAGCACCAACAAGAGAAGTTCTGGCAATTTCACTTCAAGAAAAGCACGGTGTTCCCGAGAAGATTTTTGAAGAGACAATGGAGAAGATTGAAAACTTCTCCGACTCTGCCACGGTGGATGTAAAGTGGGCAACCGATTTGGCGGAAAAGTTCTGTAAGGAACGCGCACTCTATAATGCGATTACCCAATCAATTCTGATTGCAGACGGCCAAGACAAGAAGCATGGACCCGGAGCAATCCCAACCATTCTACAAGAGGCACTTTCCGTATCATTTGACTCTGATGTTGGTCACGACTACCTAGAAAGTGCAGAAGCTCGATACGCGATATATTCTGAGAACGCCAAGAAGATTGCTATTCGTCACGCAACGATGAACCAAGCAACAGCAGGCGGAATCGAAAGTCAGACTCTTAATCTGTTCCTAGCACCATCGAACGTTGGTAAGACGATCATGTTGTGTGACCTTGCCGCAGGAGATTTGGAAGCTGGCAGAAACGTACTCTACATCACAATGGAGATGGCAGAGCACAAGATCGCAGAGAGAATCGACTGCAACCTTCTCGACATCGAACTTAAGAATCTTAAGAAGATGAAGAAGGGCGAGTTTATTAGCAGAGTTGATTCGCTAAAGCAGAAGACTAGAGGTAAGCTGTTTGTAAAGCAGTATCCAACAGGCGCGGCCCATGTCGGCCACTTTAGAGCACTTCTAGAAGAACTCAGAAACAAGAAAGAATTTGTTCCTGATGTAATTTATATCGACTACCTTGGAATCGTGGCCTCACAAAAATATAAGTCCTCAAACTATAACAGCTATCACGCCATGGGGTTCGTTGCCCAAGAGTTGAGAGGTCTTGCTGTAGAGTTTGGTGTGGCTATCTGGTCAGCGATTCAAACCAACAGGTCGGGATACAATAACACGGATTTGGATGAAACCTCAACGGCAGAGTCTATGAGCGTTTATCACATTGCGGATTTGGTATGGGCGATTATTAGAACAGAAGAGCTTGACAAGATGGGGCAAGTTATGTTCAAGCAGCTAAAGTCAAGATACTCGAACAAAGCAGAGTTTTCTAGGTTTGTAATGGGAATCAACATCAACAAGTTCAAGCTGTTCGATATCGACACACCCACACAACTAGTTGACACTGCCTCGATTTCGATGGTATCATCTGTTCCGCAATCAAGTGGTGGCTTCGATCAATTCAAATTTTAAGGGAACAACGTGAAAAATTTATTCGACAAGTTTGATTTTCTTGATGGGATTCCTCTTTTGCTGATCCCCGTTGTTCTCGTTGGCATGTTTGCCTATGTAGGTTTTGCGGTCTATATTAACGCGGTGGCCCTCGGTTGGTTGATCGGCGTCCCTGCGTTTTTGGCTGGCATTATCTACTATGCATCAGTCCTTAAAGTTACGCTAACAACAAAAGACAAAAAGGGAAAGCTCCAAAATAAATCATATGGGCTTCTTGGACCAAAATGGCAAGCAGCCGTGGTCTTTCTAAACCAGCTTGTAATTTGTTATTGGCTGGTAGTGGCTAGTGGTTTCGGCGGAATCGGATATTTTTCTGTTATGCTTGTAGTCATTCCGGCCTTGTTTATCTCCATGCTCGTAATTTTCAGTCGCGAGGTGAGTGCATGACGAAAAAGATTAAGAAAGTTGTGGTATACTACGATGATGGAACTTACGAAGAGGTAATGACTCACATAGAAATTACCCCGATTCTTAAGCCTCCAAAGCAAGACAACAACTATCCTTGGAAGCCTTCTCAACCATACTATCCACCCGAGTATCCCCAAAAGCCAATGTGGCCCCTCGCGCCATACCTTATACGCGATCCTTTTACTCCAGTGGTTACTTGGTGTGATAACAGTAAACCAAAAGATAAATAGTTGTTGACATAGGTCAAAAACAGAAGTAGAATACAACCTTTACCCAATCAGGAGAAATACATGTACGGACTTACTACTATCCACAAGCTTAACCGCGAAGCAGCAGAAGCCGCAGCAATCCTTGCCAAGTACGGCGAACAAAAGGGTAACCCCAAGTTTGATGCCATTCTCGCAGAGTACCGCAAGGAACAAGCAGAGAAGGAAGGCACCGGAATCGGCATTCAAGCCTGATCTTGAAATCAAAAGGACTCTTCGGAGTCCTTTTCTATTTGGAGTTTAAATTTTATGAAGTTTCAATTAATGTCGGACCTTCATCTGGAATTCGGAGCCTACGAGCCACAAAACAAAGGTGCTGAAGTTCTTCTGCTTTCCGGTGATGTGTTCGTGGCAGCAGACTTTGTCATGGTTGACCGACTTAGCAATGCTGAAGAATACGAACAATCTATCGAAATATATCACAAATTTATGGAATCTGCCTCGAAAGAGTTTGACCGAATCATCCACATCAACGGAAACCACGAGCACTATAACGGCGACGTAGCGAAGACTTCTGAGATTTTGGAAAAACGTTTGTTCAGTCATTATCCCAAAGCAAAGCACCTAAACATGGAGCATTTTGATTTTGGGAATGGAGTTTGTGTGGCCGGGATTACTCTGTGGACAGACTTCGGCGGCGGGAATTTGATGTGGATGTTGAGAGCGGGACAAAATATGAATGATTACAACAATGTAATCAAATCAGACAGGCCGGTTACTGCCCAGAATGTACTTCAAAGGTTCGAACCCGAGGATGCGTATGACATGCACAGAGAAGAACTGGCTTGGCTGGAACAGACCCTAGAAGACTCTGAGTCTAAGTTTGTTGTGATGAGTCATCACGCTCCAAGCTATATGTCTTCTCTGTACTCGCACAAGTCAAACGAAAGTCCTTTGTATGCATCTAATCTTGACGAGTTCATTGAAAGCAGGCAAAATATATCAGTGTGGTGTCATGGACATGTTCACCAAGATTTTAACTATAAGATCAAAGACACTCGAATCTTGTGTTCCCCTAGAGGCTATCACGGACATGAGCTTCGGTCACTGAAATACAATCACGGAATTATTTTTGAGGTGTAACAATAAAATGAAACTGCAAGGCAAGAAGGTAGACTATGTTGAAGTAGAGGTTTCTGACCTCGCCATTCTGGAATCCGCGACGAAAATTCTTCATGATCGTTATGGGTTTACTGGTTCTGGAGACTACAAGATAGACTCCAACGGAAATCTGATCCTAGAATATGAAGAAAGGTGGGGTTCCCACAGCAGCTACGAGCGAGAGGTAATTCGTCCTGCCACAGAGGATGACCGAAAATTTCTCGCCGCAATCGATGTTATTCTGCGAGCTAGGTTTCCTAAAAATAGTTGACTTCTCCTACAGTTGTGGTATCATATCCTCGACTGATAGGAGAAGCCAAATGTCTGCCACCATGAACTACTACGAACTTCTGGGAATCGAAAAGAATGCTCGACCCGAAGCGATCAAAGCTGCCTACAAGCGCATGGCTATGGTTTGGCATCCTGACCGCAACAAGGCTGCAAACGCAGGCGAGATGTTTATGAGCATTCGCAAAGCCTACAGCGTTCTGATGAACAAAGACTCTCGGGCCAAGTACGACGCAGGGTTTGATGAAAGCACCGATTCCACTTTCGCAACTGAAGAAACGCTGGAAAAGGTTGGTGAAATTCTTGTTCGGATGTATCGTGAAGGTCGGACCAAAACCGAGATGCTTAAGGTATGTTCCAGCTACGGCATGAGTGCTGGAGAATCCATTGAGTATGTTAACTTGGTTTGTAAAAAGGTTGATGAGTACGACCACAAGCCCAAAGCCGAAAAAGTTGAAAAGTCTGGCGGAGCACTCTACCGGATAGCAAAATTTTTCATGTATGTTTTTGGTGGGGTTTTGGCTGTAATCGTCGCGATCTTCGGGTGGGCAACCTACAAGGTAGTCGCCCCCATCTTCGGCTTCTTTGGAAAGATTGTTGGGACTGTGTTCGGAGTTGTCGCTTCTGCTACCAGCATTGCTTTGGTTGTTGACCTGATCGTCGTAGCACTCGATCTGCTTGGAAAGTATAATGCTCCAGAACACTTTTTATTCGTTCGCGGAGTCTTCTACTTCTTTACGATTGCGGTTGCTGCGATCTTCGGAGTCGATGCAAGGGTGGCAGCAGAAAACTTCTTTGGACTGTAAAACAAAAGGGGCCATTGGCCCCTTTTTCATTTGTCGAGAATCTTTATCATCTTGTCGAACTTCATTGCCCTGTCTTGAAGTCCGTTGTATCCGCCGTTGATCCGCTTTGTAATCGCATCTAAGTTGTTAGCGTCTGCGAGCTTGTTTAAGCCATTTACAGCCCAAAACCACACAGCAGAATGCACTGCCCCCTCGAATGACCTGAGATAGTCTCCAATGCCCTCTAATGGCTTCCCAGAGGCTTTTGCGAAAGCTTCTTGGTTGTTTTTCCCTGTTAGCTGAATCAGCCCAGCCCCACGATACTTCCACCCATCCCCGGATGCCTCTGATCCGTTGCCCATTCTGTTTGCATAGACTCGATTGGCGATTGCTTGTGGCTGTCTTGCGTACTTCCACGCAATTGCGGAATCTGGGAAGTATTTCTTGAATACTTTCTGCAACCCTTCAGCAGAGTAGTTCAGGTTTTCAGAAAACACGTTCAAGTTACCGGACTCGTGCGCGACTTGTGCCAAGAAATGTGCCTTACGAAGAGGCGTGATAATCCCTTCGTTGATCATATAATGATTCAAATGTGGAAGAAGTTCCTCTGGATTCTTACAGAGCGGCACACACTGTTTTAGCTGTTCTAAAGTTAGTTCCATAGTTGACATTCCCTCTTGATCCAGTTAAAATATCGTTCAATAACTGGATCACGATTCGCATCGGTTGACACAGGAGTCAGTCGATTTTCTGCGTTTCTTACGGTATCTGCAAAACTTTTTTGTTTGTTTTGATTAGGGGGTCTACCAGTTCCAGTTTCTTCATGCGTAAAAACTCCATAAAGTATAACCTTTATGGAGTCAGAGTCTTCCACTACCCTGTAATACAACCTGTATTCTCGACCTATGTCGAAGTGACGAAGTCCAACATTTTTTAGCTCGCCGCCTTTCAGGGCATCATCATTTGTGTTGTATGGTTGTTTAGGATTTGTCTTTTTAAACTTTAAGAAGTCCGTCAGAATCTGTGGTAGCTTTGGGACTCTGCGTTTAGCCAACGCCACTGAAGACTTGAGTCTTTTGGTGTCATGTAGAATTACAACTTTCTTCATACAAACCCGAGAGCGCGCATGATGCTCTCGTCCTCTTTGCCTTCCACGATTACAATCTCTTCCAGACGCTCTTCTTCAGCGCCGTACTTCTTTTCGAATTCTTCAATAATGTGCATGCACCCGAGCTTGACAATCTGCTCTTCGGTGTATTGTTCGGCGAACTTCTCAAAGAGTTCTTCGCGGCTAAGGTTGTTTTGCATGATGTTCTCCGTTTCGATGTGATGCATTGTACCTAGATTTTAAGTTTGAGTCAACAACTATTTATAAGACAAAAGGGGCCAGTGGCCCCTTTTTCATTTTAGGTTGTTCTCAAGCCAGACATCATATTCAGTTTCAGGCCACCGTAGCCGATAAAGCTTGAGAATCGCCTCCATCACTTCTGACGGGAACCCTTGTCGGTGTTCCCTGTCGCTGATGATCAGTGAGGTAAAGACGAGGTTAATGTCGGGTTCGTCCCAGAACAACTCGATTCTTTTTGCTACTCGTTCGAACCCACCTTCGACAATCTTACTCAATAGTTCTTCTTTCATTTCACCTCGTGTGCTTTGCAACAAGATAATTTTTAACAAATCCTGAGCGGACAATGTCGTCAACTCCGAACTCAACGATTGATACTCCCTTGGTTTTCTTTAGTACGTGCAACACCTCATTGAAGCCAGACTTGCCACCCAAATCGTTCTGCCAGATGTCACCAACGACAAACATTCTAGAGTTCTTTCCGAGTCGGGTTAGAACTGTTTCAAATTCCACGGCAGTTGTGTCTTGACATTCATCTAAGACCACGATGGCGTTATCAAATGTCACCCCGCGAAGGAAGGATGTGCATTCGAATTGTACCATGCCAATGTCTTCCATGTTCTTGAATGACTTCGTATAGGAAAAAAACTTATCAAAGAGATAGTGATATGGTTGCTTGTAGACTGAAACCTTGTCGTTTTCTTCTCCGGGTAGAAAGCCGATATCCCTAGAGGCAACTGCGCTTCTGACGATTATTAGTTTATCGTATGGAGTATCAGGGTCCAAGATTGATTGGACTCCCATGTAACATGCCAACATTGTTTTGCCTGTCCCTGCGGCACCAGTCAGGCATACAACGTCATTATAGTATCCTTCTTTATCTGAGTCGTACCATTCGTAGAATGCTTCTTCTTGTGTTTTTGTCAGGGGTTTGATTTGCTTCAAATCTTTTAGTGTGAATGTCTTTTTCTGGGGCAGGGCATCGTAGTCGTTTTGAATAAAGCGAACATCGACTTCCTTTTGGCGTGAAAGTTGCTTGCGCAGTCTGCGGGCTGAACGTGACATGTATTGCTCCTGATGCAGTTAAAATAAAACCCTCTATACTGGACTGGTACTATCCAATAAGAGGGTTTGGGGTTTCAAAGATACCGAGAGTTATCTTTGAGTTGAGAACCGGGTGTGCGTTCATCGATCTTCTGAAGAACTTCTTTCCAAGCTCCATCGGGGCGCTTCACCCCAAGACGGATTGAGTCGCCTAGACTTGGTGCTTGTGTGATGATGAACTCACAGTCAGGATTGTCAACAAGATATTGATCCTTTTCTGAAATCTTCATAATCACATCTTTTACTTCGCCGGTCTTGTTATTTCTGACTGTGTAGATTGGCATGTGTTACCTCAAGTTGTTTTTATTATTTATGAGGCTCTAATCAAAGAACCTCTTTGGTAACGTCTTCAATTACCTTGTACGCACAAACGCGAGCCTTAGCTTTCACTTGTCCTTGCCCGTCAATCGAGTAGTAGTCCTTTGGGATAGCCACAAAGTCTTTAGGGTGAACATGTACCTTGACAACTCGCGCCCCGTTGTAGGAAGAAAGATAAGCCTTCGAACAAACGTGCAGTCCGTAACTACAAGTAACTTCTGAGTTTTCATCTACCTTGTTTCGAGGCACGTGAACATACTTCCCCGGACTATTATCGAACTTTCCACTATATACGTCGGTGTAGTTTTCATTTACACGCTTAAAACATTCCACCAAGCCGTCTTTTGTGATCTTGATATCCGATGCCACAAGGAACTCGTAAAGCTCGTTCACGGCCCGATAAGAGGGGTTTTGGTTCAGATTCTTGGTGAATGCTGCTAGTGACTCGAATGTTTCCATGTCGCGAGACTTGGCAGCTTCTACTAGACGATTGCCCAGACCTTCGGAGATTGGTTCGCCTAAAAAGGATACTTGGCAGGTCTTCGGGTCGAAGTCAACCCCAAACGCAGAGCAAGCCTCTAGCTGACGCTTACGCTGCGCTGCACTCAGAACCCTAGAGAATTCCAAGAACAGAGTCGAATGCAATTCGGAATTGCCAGAAGCATAGTCTTTAAAATAAGCGTTACGCTTTGTTTCGCTCGGACTCTTTGCCTCTGACTTCTGGTAGACCACAACTTTTGTTAGGGGTGCAGCGTCATAGACTGTAAACTCTTCGCGCCTATTGACTCTTGGCTTATACCCTCTGCTCGAATAAAACACAGACTTTGAAATACAAAAGTTGTGCAGTTTAAACTTTCGAGAAACAACACGAGAGAAGTCTTTCCCCTTGAACTTGAACCCTCCAGCAAATTGTGCAGTTACCCGGCTAATAAGGTATCGATAAGCAGGGACCGGATGATCAAAGTTTTTCAACTCTTCTTGAATATTAGACTTTGCCTTTGCGACGGCAGCGTTGAACTTATCAATTACTACCTTGGTTGTTTTTTCGTTAAGGCTAAGTGATTCCCTTGACGCGGCAGGTGTTAAGTCCCCTACATTGAACGGAATGACGATAGCTTCGTTGCTATTAATCAAAGCACTCATAAAGTTACTAACCTCTGTAGTAACAGTTAGGGGAATTGGGTAAATCACATTTCCCATCAAAGCATAGTGGCGATTCACCGAGTATAGCTTAGAAGAGGAAAATCGAGGAATCTTTGCGTAACCAGTCTTTTCGATTTGCTCATATACATCTTCTCGATGAAGCTTGAATCCTGTCTTGCCAGTTACATTAGGAATAGTTTTGAACATCGAGGCAATAACAGAGGTTTCAGATTCGACCAAAGAGTAATCCTGTTCCTTGATCGGAACATAGATGCTAACGCCATTTTTTTTCTTCGGTGTCTTCGTGTGATACGATCTGTACTTGGGGCACCCCAGCTTCGCCAATGAATGCGTTATAGACTCGCTCGACTCCGTCTTTTCGAGCAACAATGGTAAACGAGTTGCTGTAAGAAAAGACACTCTTTGCCCCGATACCCATGCCGCCTGTCACGTCATTCGAGTTAGTCTTTGTTGAATTGAAGTACGAAGCAAAAACCTTCCGCACACCAATATCGTCAAGTCCCACACCCTCATCTGAAATGATTAGGTTTGAAGACAGATGGTTTGGCAGAGCAATCGTAAATGGAACGTCGGCCTTGCCTGCCTCGACGTGACTGTCGTATGCATTGCAAGAAAGTTCGCGGACAATTGCCGCCAGCTTATGTTGATAGATCGCATCGGAAAGGATAGCAAATGCTGCACCATTCATGGTTGCGGTGAATGCGGTCGTTTCTCCACCAACAGTAAAAACCTTTCGATTGTAATGATCAAGCTTCATTTTTAACTTTACCCTCAATTAACTTGGCTAGCTTTACAAGGTGCTCAGCATCAACTGTACTAATATTGTTGGCAACCCATTCTAGGTCTTCGCATAGATACTCAACAAGGATGTTGATTAGCTGTGTTCCTGTGCCCTCGGTCGAGAATAGATCAAGAGCATCATACAGACTCTTGTAGTATGGATTCATCGCTTTCCTTCAACTGACATTTGGTTTGCCACATTAAGAAGTCGAGTGAAGAAGAAGTCTAGGATTCGATACTCTTCTGACTTTTCTTTGTACAGGCTCCAACCTTCTTCGTCGTCATCTTTCATATCATAAAGCTTTTCTTGGTCTTCGTCAAACAGAAATTTGTTGACTTCCATCAGGGCATCGTGGCGAAGAAGGAAAAGATCGTTAAAGCCTTTCTCGAATGTGTGAACCCCATTTAGGGTCTTGGTGTAGATATCGTATGCTTTGTTGAAGGTTTGTTCGCTTTTTGGTAGTTTGTATTGCATTAGAGAGTTTAGCTTTTTATAATCTAGCTCGAAGGAATTTACTAGGCTTGGGTTGATTTTACTCATAGACTCAACCCTCAAAGTTTGGAATGTTGTTATGCTTCCGCAGTGCTTCGCCGATTGACTGGGTCAGCAAAAGATTGTTGTTGTTGGAGGCCGAGAAAGTCAACTCCAGAATACGCTCAATGCCGTCGATTAGGTCTGACTTGAAAGCGTCGGAATCTTCTTTGTTGTGTGGTGCGAGGCCAACCGCAGTTGCATTTGCTGTCAGTTGATTTATGATGTCGTTAATATTGTCAAGCTTTTTCCAATCTGGGTGCATAGTTATACCTCATTCCAATAAAAGCAGTTGGCCCACTCGGGCATTAGATCAGCCATCCACATCTTAACAAGTTCAGAACTTGAAGTCAACTTGCGGTCAAAAACTTCATCGGTAGCAAAATGCCCATATGCATCAGGAAGATTTTCAGAAGTGTTCTTGCATGCCCAATAAACCGCATCCTCAAGGTCTTCTAGATAACCTCCGCACTCTGGAGTAAGAGGAATTCCGTCTACCACAAAATCATTTTTGGTTTTGGTTTTAGTGTATTCTGTTAGCTTCATAAGAACTTTGTCACCGAGTTGCGTTCGTTGTATACCAATTTATTTTCAATATCGAAAACTTTTACACCAGCCGCAGCAGCAATCTTGATCATATCAGAAGTTCCGCTTCCACCCGGAAATGCAACAACAATGTCTGGCTTTCCTTCTTTTAGCATCTTCCTGTTACGGATCGGACCTGCTGCGGTTTTGTGTAGGTTCCAGTTTGCGGGGTAGACTTCAGCGCCTTTTTTCAGGACATCAGCCGACCAGTCTCCAGCAATCGAGTCGGCACCGGAAGCACCACCATGAATGATTGTTGTGATTCCGCCTTTGATCCCATTGTGGATTATATTAAGAATCTTGTACAACAATTCCCGGTCACTAAACTTTCTTCCACCACAAACCAGAACTCTCACACAAAACCCCCTATCGAATTGGGTTGCAATCCTTGATTACAACTGTACCTTCCAGAACGCCCATGCTTGTAGATTCTTTGAAGTGGCAAGTATTGGTGTTTTCAAAGTAAACCAGATACCAAATATTATCTAGCTTCCAAGTTACGTTAACCAACCGAGCACCTTCAGGAATCTTTAGCTCTGTTGTTCCGCCGAGCTTATTAGTCACGTATTGCTCGCACCCAGTAAGACCAACAAGACCAACAACGGCGACGATTGCTGCGATAAGTTTCTTCATTATATTTTCCTTTAGTTAAAAAGTGAGACCAAAGCTATCGTTGTATTGCGAGTAAAACTGGATGATGAAGTCTTCGACATCGATAGTGCTGATTTTCAAGCCCTCGTTCATAATCTCTTCCGGCAGAACGTGATATGCGTATGCGGCGCGGGGACCGGAAATTTCATGAATGTGAAAGATTTTCTTCAGGTCTGCGTCTGAAAACTCATACTTGGTCATCTTTGACTCCTGTTGTCAGTTGATGAGACAATTATATCACGCGTCAGTGTCGTGTGCAATCCCACAATACAAAGAAATTTCTTCGCCAGAACTTAAAATCTGTAAAACGTTAGCCTTGAAGTCCGAAAGCTCTGCGTTCTCCCAAATCTTCGCGCCATCCAATACGGTTTGGACTTGACGAAGTTGACTGTTTAGAATCGATGCCTGTCGAATCTTGCGCTTTTTGAAAGAGCCAATCGCTTCTTTCAAAGTTGGGTAGCAGTGCTTCTTTGTTGCTGTGTTGTGCACCCACTTCAGATAATGATGTTTCTTCAAATCTTCGTAGCTGTACCATTCTGGAGAATACTGACTCTTCACCCAAACACCGCAAGGAGTTTCTTTGACAACATAAAACTTTTCCAATTCGATTGTTGTTCCGTATTCCGTATAGTAATCTCGAAGTCGATAGTATGTCTTCATATTAAATCATCTTAGGTTTGTTGATCGTGGTGGACTTCTCGCCTTTCCAGTTGGTGTAATGTTGTTTCACCAAGCCACGGATGGAAAACTTCTCACCATTCTTCAATGCTTTGAAAGCTTTTGCCGTAGAGAAGAAGCAAACGTCATTTCCATTCTCGTCAAAGCAAAGGAACTGAATCGAAGGAAACTGACCGTGAGTCCAGTAAGCTTCGCGCAGGGTCAAGGTCAGTTCAATTTGTTCGCCTTCTACCCCAACGAAATCGCTAGGTTGGATGTTGTTTTCTTCAAGATACTTCTTTGCCAGTGCACAGTTGACGTTAAACTTGTTGGCGTGCAGCCCTTCGATGAACTGCTCAGCGGCCCAGAAAAGATACTTGCGATTAACGGCATCAACTTCGGAAGGGGTCATGCCAAGATACTTTCCAGTAACAAATACACCCTCTTGGACGACGCGAGCGTATTCTTCTTTGGCCAGCTCTTCTGCTTCCCGAACAAGACGCTCGATGCGTTCTTTGTGCTCCCGATCCTCTTCTGCCTTGCGGCGCTGAATTTCTTCAAGAGTAAAGTCTGCATTGCCGACGAAGGGGACGCCATATTGTTCAGCGTATTCTTGAGCGAGGGTTTCTGCTTTTGCTTTGTCAGTCGAAAGATTGCGAAAGAAGTAATCCTTCTGAATGATTCGGGTTTCGCCATTCCAGCAAATCTTGACAAGATAGGTGCCGCGAAGAGTGTAGAATCCAAACTTTTCACCAGTGGAGATGAAAACGTTCTTGAGTTCCATGTCGCCATTCATCACAAGTACCTCTAAGTCGTTAACTGATGGAAAGGATTATAACGCAACTTCCAATAGCAGTCAACGACTTTTTGAGAGTTTGAATCAGATTCTCAGATTCCACTAATACTTCAAAACAATGTCAAAGTGTCGGGTGTGTTGTTTGCACGACAGCACGCGGTCGCGAGGGAATCGGTAGGTCTTCATGACCCAATAGCCGTCCTTGATGCGCTTGCTTACAGTATTTCCGTCCTTACCTTTCTTCTGTTTGAACTTTGGGCGATGCTTTTCCCAGTGAATCAAATAGATGTGTGTGTTGCTATCCGAGCTAGTGATGGTAGTGCGGTGACTCCCAAGTACATCGTAAGTCAGACAAAGACTACCGGGAACTTTGGGTTTGTAGTATTCTTTCTTCGTAGACCACATGAAGTCTTGAAGTTTTTCCCGCTTCTTTGCGTAAGACAGAGCCATAATGTTATCCCTTAAGATTTTGTTTGATGGAGGTTACAAGAGCTTCTAAAACCCGTTCCGAAGCAACACGCCAAGCTTCCGAACTGCTTTCTGCTTGCCATTCAAAAACTTTAATCTTTTCTCCGTTAAAATCAAACTCTCGATAATTTGCCTCGTATTCGCAATATTCAAGCCCCAAACTCTGAGCCAAAGAAACTTTATCCATCATACTGCCCCTTTTCGAAAAATCTTGCTGCCGATGATCAAGCGACCGTCTTCGTGCCAGCGAATGTTTTTGAAGTAGTCACCACCAACCTTGACCCACTTCAGCTTGCCGTCAATCTCGGAGTGATACCCATGCTCGAAACGAACACTGATATCTTGGAATTTGAATCGGTAAATCTTTCCGCCAGCCTCTTTGCGGAGATTTCCATATCGATCTTCAACGTAGCCAAGGTTCTTCATGTAAGCCTTGATTTCTTCTACAGTGATTTTCTTAGCCATGTTAATCTCCGATCAAGTTAGGTTGTATTGTATCTTGTATATCCAGACCTGTCAATACACCTTTACAAGTTTCTTTTCTTCGACAATGTATTTTTCTTCTGGTGCAAAATCTGGACCGTCTGGAACGATAATGACATCAAGAGGCTTGTCCACTTCCTCCAAAACAATGTCCTTGATGTTTTCGACAAGCTTCATGTTAGCAGATTCTCCATCGTCAAGCCAGACGTAAATTCGGAAGAAGCTGTACTCTTCGGCCAGTGACACAATCTCGGCTGAGAGCGCATACAGTCCGTCTTCTGTAATGTCAAAGACCAGCCCGTCATATTCCTTTACCGCTCCACGGTCGTTCGTGCCAAACAGATCAATCAACATTTTCTTCATCCTTTTCGTTTTCAGTGTAAGCTTCGTGCATGCCTTGATCTAAGATGTAGTGTACATCATTTAGACGGAAGTACGCAACCCCAATATCTCGAAAGCCATACTCATTGACAAGCCAAAACATAACATCTTGCTTTTTTCCGTACTGTACGTCAAAGCAATGAGAAAATACTGTAATCTTTTCTCCGTTTCGCAACACAACCAAAAATTCTCTCGTAGTGTAGACTCGGACCTTTTCTGGCGTCGAATAAGCCGGGTCGCATTCTTCTGGATTATTTTTGTTGCGGCGATAAGCCAGCACCTCAAAAAGTTTAATCATCAAAACATCCTCCCTCGGCTAATCGCAAATTTTTCATAAGATTCTTGAAGTTGAAGAAAACGAGCGTTGTCTCCCAAGTCAAAGGCTTCTAGGGATTCTATCATGAATCTGTCGAAAATTAACCTCTCGGATTCAAATGTGGCGTCCAAATGAAGATCATAAATCATTACAGAAGTTACGCAAACAAACGAGCCAATCACAAGAAACATT